GTTTTGGAAGTCGTGATCAAATCCCATTAAGTGGCTAATTTCATGAGTTACATTGCTAGCTTCATCTAATATCGAAAAATTATTATGAAACTTACGATTACAGTAAATAATATTACTACCGTCGTTTCTATATCCAACCGTTGACGTTAATCTTGAGAAGTAGAAAGCCAGAATTGCATCTGCTTGTTTCGTCCTCAGTAACTCCACGCACTGTCTAGCTGTCAATCCGTTAGTTTGTTCAAGGTCTAATCTATTTGATGGGTTACACATCCACGCCATGAAATCGTCTGAAAAAATAACCGAGTACATTTTATCCACAATTAATGGAATGCGCTTTAACTCGTTTGGGTTACAAGAATTATTCCCCACTATGGTTATGTTTCTTTCAGGCTTAACTGTACTTGTAGATGGGGGGACAGCTACAGGCACAGTTATAACCGCTTGAGTCGGCGGTACTACAACCGATCCAAAAAATAAACGCTTGAAAAAATTTAATATTCTAATCATCTTATCGCTCCTATAAAAATTATGATTGCAAATAGGATCATGAATACTGATGCAATCATTAATCCCACGCACTCGTTTAAAGAACCTGTGTTTAAAACTTCTAAAATCATTTACTCACCTTCATTAAATCCAATTTATCCATAACTTCACCAACACTTCTTGCTGTGAAAGCTACGCCACCATTCATGTTAATTTTTGCAATGAAAAATCCCTGATCAACGCTAAGTCTGCCAGTGGAACTTTTCACTTCAATGGCAAGCATTCTCCCATCGGGCAAAATTCCCAGAATGTCAGACACACCTTTAATTTGGTATTTACCTAATTTTCTAAAAACTTTCTTAGTGGCATCAAAAACACCTATTGATTGATTTTTCCAAACATAAAAACCAAGAGTTAAAAGCATTTTAAGTATTTCATTTTCAATCACCTTTTCAGGTACAACTTTTGTTTTCATTCTCTCACCAGCTTCACTACACCTAATTGACTAACTAAACTCCAACCCTTACTTTTAAGGATCACTGCTAAATGTGGATACTTGTAGACCATGCGACTCCATCCGATTGTATGTTGCTCATTGTGGTGCATTCTACAGGCTTGAAGGATATTAAAATCTTCAGTAGTGCCACCCGATCCATTGGTTTTGATATGACAAGAATCAGTGGGAGTACGATTACAAATTACGCAAGGGATTGAGCTAGGTTTGATTTTCATTTCTTCACCAACCCCTCACAATACGCACAAATTTTATTCGTAGTCTTAACCTTCTCGCAGTGAGTACATAACTTCTCTCTATGCTCACGACACTGAAAATGTTTTGAAGTGTGTAGCTTTTTGCAAGTCTCAACACTACAAGGCCATGCGCGTTTATCCTTGTACTTTTTAATCATGCTTTCACTGTAGGTGTGGCCGAAGAGGGTGGTCATGGTAAATCCTTCCCTTTAAAGCACCGATCACACAAAATGCACCAAATTCCATTTTTGCTCTTATGTGGGATAAAGTTTCTGCGTTCTTTGTATTTAATATTTTCCGGCATGTTTTTATAAACATCTAAAAGAAACAACTCACCTTCACTCATTTTGCTTTCAGGTTTAAATTTTCTTGGATTAAAAAAATTACATTTAGCGCAAAACCCTCCATCAATAGAACATCCTTCATTAACTAATTGAGCGCCTAATATTCGATCATTCAGTAATGATTCAATCTCTAAATTCAACATAAGCACCCCCATCATATTTCATGTAAAATTTTTCATTCACATAGAAACCACGTTTGCGAATCTTTTTAAAATTAAACTCTCTACAAAATTTATTTAGTCCGTTTGGATCATCGCTGTATTCATCTTCATCAAGACGATTCATTAAAAGGATATTAGAAGCCTCTTGCACTGCTGTTGATGAACCTTTTATGTCAAACTCACTGGTAATTTTTCCACCGTCTGTTTTTCTTGGGTGCATCACTAAGAAAATATGAATTGGAATGCTTTTGGCAAGCATCACGAACTTATGAACCGCATCGTCCATTTCAAGCATTGTCTCGCTCGACTTTGTTGGCTTTAAAAAGAAATTTAAATTATCCAAAACTGCGATTTTCACTTTGTTGACTTCGCTCATGTATTTTAGCGTTTGAATCATTTCTTCAATATCAACCCTATTGTCATGAGTACTAAAAAAAATGTTTTCCATGATCTCAGAGTTTTCACTAAGGCGCTTACTGAATGATTGCATCGGAAGCGCTTCGCCTGTATTCACATCACGCTTGCAGACAACTGAGATCATTCTACGCGCAAGATCGGTAGGCCCTGTTTCTACTGGTGCAGCGAAACATTTTATATTTTGTTTTGTTATGTGAACCAACAAATTTGCAAGGAATTGAGTTTTACCTGCTCCGGTAGCTCCGCAAAAAATTGTAAATTCATTCATACGAAGTCCACCAGTGAACTGAGAAAACTTTCTCCAATTTGGGATTTGTATTCCCATTGGTGGAGAAACAATTTCTAAACAAGCCTCATTAAAAACTTCCATTCCAGATTTAATGTTAATCATCGCTTGCACCGCTTCCGATTGCAGAGCGAAGGAGGTCATCGCTCATGGGTTTATTTTTTGGCGCTTTGTCAGCCCACGACTTCCAATCACCGTGAGCATCCCAAAAGCTTGAAAACATTTTTACGAATTGTGTGTTTATTTGTTTTTCTGTCGAGCAGTGGGCGCGATAGTTTTTTGCAGCTAAAAGGGCTAGGTCATAATCGGCTTGTGTTTTAATCAGTTTCCCGATCTTTGCTATTCCGCTTGCCTTGTTAGAGTTCCCTTTTCTTTTGGGGTAGGATTTATAGATTTCTTCAAGATCAAAACACACATTACTGTCTGTCTTGTTATGTCTTGTCTTGTTGTGTGGAGTAACGTCTACGGTACTTGCACGTAACGTCTGCGTAACGTCTACGGTAACTGCCCCAATTAATTGGAGTTTTTCAATTGCTGAAAAGAAATCATCCTTCGATATTCCGCTTGATCGATATACATGGATAATATTTGCGGCAATGGTATCAGATTGTTTTTGTGATGCTTGAGAGAGTATGTAAATCCAAGCCTTAAACTCATCCCCAGTGAAACTATAAAAATCAGGATCTTCTGTAATTCTATTACTTAATGCAAACCAACTGGGTTTTTTTACATCCTTGCGCTGGTGCTTTCCCCAGTTGTTTATCGTGATGTTGATTAAATCCGTAGCCACACAACCCCCAAAGTTTTAAAACTGAGAGAATTTCTGGGATGTAATTTTACTTACATGGGCCAAAAACTCCCTCAGAGTTTCCTTGTTGAGAATTTGTTAATTGTATTGATGAGTTAGATTGAGATATTTTATGGTGCCGAGGACCGGAATCGAACCGGTACGCCCCTTGCGGAAGCCCAGGATTTTAAGTCCTGTGCTACAAAAAACTCAATGAAATCATATCGAAGTTATTAACAAGGAATAAATTTCTTTCGATGAACTATTTCTAGACTAGGTGGGGCAAATTGTCCACTGCATTTTTTATGAATTATGAAAGTTTCTTTTTAACAAAGTCAAACAAGTCGTCTTGCTCATGGTGAGTGTAGACTTTTGTGCTAGAAATCGATTTGTGACCGAGAAGTATCTGAAGCAGTTCATCACTGCACCCATTTGATGAATACATTCTAGCGCACGAATGGCGCAACCCATGGCTTGATGAGATCGGCAGATTCATTTCTTGTTGTAATCTTTTCAGAAACTCGTCGTAACTTTTGTGACTCATCATGCCGCCATCGGGGTTAGGGTTCACAAACTTTGATTCACTCTTAGCCATCTTCTTTTGAAGAAAAGTCTTTAGCCTTGGAGTCATTGGAACCCGATACTTAGTTTTGTTTTTGGTATGGGGTTGAATTTGCTTTAAATGGCGATTGTAGGCCTTGGTTACATTTATACAGTCTTTCTTCCAATCTATCTGATCCCATGTCAGGGCTTGAACCTCGCTAACTCTGATGCCTGTTAGAAGCTGTATCCAAACCGCAGTACCGAATATTTTATCAAACATGCATCTTTGGAGTACTAGCTCGCTTTGTTCTGGTTCCATATAAGCGCGGTCAACATCCCCCACTTTCGGTCTGTGGTGAGCTTTTCGTACTGGTGACCTTTCAATATAGTCATGGAACTCTTTAGCGTCTTTAAAGATTTTGGAAAGCACGTTGTAGATTTTGCGTTGCTGATTTTCTGAATGCCCTTTGTCTTTTGAGGCTTGGATGACTTTTGAAATATCTGAAGGGGTAATTTTAGACAGGCATAGCTTGCCGAGTATTGGCATGATGTGATCACGGATAATCTGAAGCTGACATAAATGCCAACCCTTAGATACGCCTAGTGTGGCGCTTTCAGACCATTCAGGAATGTACTCGCTAAACAACATAAAACACCAACGCTTTAAGTCGAGAATGCGATATGTATGCCATCATGTAGTAATACTAATCGGAATATCTTCACAAAATGTTTAGTTAATAATAAACAATGCAAAGTATACTAATTTGTAATCATTAAAGTTTATTCATTCTGTGTAATACAGAAGTATTACTGGCACCTCCAAATATTTTAAATAGAATACATTTGCAAAGCGTGATAACTGAAACCGTGGAAAACAAAACTACTTTAAAAATCAAAGGTCTAAACAAGATTCCTTGCCCATCTAGGTTGTCACCAAAGCTGTTTATGGCCCTCAAGGAATACACTGAAGTTAATGGCATAACCAGAAATTCAGTCATCGAGAAAGCCCTCCAAGAATTTCTAAAGCGTAAGAAAATTAAAATATAGCGTGATCCAATACCACTCACCTAAGTCATGGTAAGTGATTTCAGAACAAACCACGAATCAAGCTTTCAGCATCGATCACGCCATTCCTTGCGGAAGTTTAGAAATTAATATCTTGGCTGTTCTTCTTGCTTTGGTGTGACTTCATAAAGCTCCATTTCTTCTTTCACCAGCCACTTGACGTTGCCATCTTTTAGAGTGACTTGATTCATAGTCACTTTCATTCCGTTAATGTTACCGAAAAAAAAGTTGTGTGCTTCATTAAAAGTCAGGCCGCCGATTGTTCTAGTAAATTTCTTATTCATTTTTATTCTCCTTGGTTAAAGTTTGTTTGATCCCATTCAGCAGGATAACCGTTAGGTGTAACAACTGGTTTTGTTGGTTGCGGTCTGGGTGAAAAATTACTCTTAGGTGCGCTCACTGGTGGTTTTGTGGGGATTGGTTTTTGCGTTTGAGTGCTTGTACCTTTACTTGCCTCATTGCCATCGTCATCGTCTTGCCCAATCGCGAACATTGCAGCAAGTCCGTAGCGTCTAGCATATGTGATCGCGCTCCCTAGTCCTTGCATGTTGTTTTTATCTAGCACCAAATAGACTTTACTTTCAATGCATTCACCAGATTCACCATGAATTAATTTAGTTCCAACATATTGACCGAATTGGTCTGACTCGTTTCCTTGAACAATCACCACTCCGCACTCGTTTGCAATTGTTTTCACAGCATCTAAAACGCTTTCAAGGGTTGCATACTTGCTTTTAAAATGTGGGTTTTTACCGTCTTTTGTGGCATTTTCAATTTTCTTTTGAGCTTCCAACAATGCTTTTGATATATTTTTCATACTAAACTGTCTCCATTTCAATTGTCCATTTTGGCAATGTTAAACTAATAATTTCAGCTTTAAATTTTGGCGGACATTCGGTCATCTGCATTACATGCATTGCTGTTTCTAATGCTTTTAAATATCGCTTATTAGTAAACTCGCTCATCACAATATCAGTCAGATCATAAAGCGCGACTTCACATGTTTCAGTTTCAACCGCGATTGCATAAGCTGCCGATCCCTTTACGCTCATCAAGTAGTGGTAGAGTTGAATGTCATAACGTAGCTCTAATAGTTGACGCAAAAAACCACGCTCCGAAGCATCACGAGTAGTCTTTAAATCAATCACCACGCCGTTTTTTACATCAACTAAATCTAATCTTGCCTTAAATTTTTTATCCCCAATATCCCACATCAATGACTTCTCTTTTTCAAAAGTATCAAGCGCATTTTTAACGGCTGGGATAGCTAAACAATTTTCTTTGATCTTGCTAATCTTAAAAAACTCGTCTTGATCAATAATTAATTTTCCAGCGTTAGCTAATTCAAACGCAGCACTTGCTTCCTTACCAACCTTGGTGCGCTTATCAAACTTTTCAGAAATTGCATATTGGTCATTGAATAAATGTGGTTCAAGTATGGATGTATGAACTGCGCTTCCAAATGCCATTGCATCGCTTTGAAAACTTTTTTCATTTAAGAATTTCCAACCAGCATGAGCACTGAACGAACAGGCTTTTAGAAAACTAGCTGAGATAGCTTTTACTGCAAAATAATCTTGTGGTTTCATGTTTAAATCCTTACTTCTTTTTTGTTAAAACTAGCATATTTACGGGATAAATTACAGTTTTTCTTTACGTTTCGCATCTTCTATATCTTCCAAAATTGATTCTAACTTTTCGATTTGTGATAAGTAATCTTTAACCGTTTCATCATCTAATTTGTCTTGAGGATCAATACCGTTATGTTTTTCTAATTTACGTTTGAGTGAGTTTAAATATCCTGTGTTCACGACTTCACCCTCTCTAATTTATAACCAGAAGCTTCAATGTAGTGCTCAAGATCATTAAAAAAATAATCTTTAAACCGCCAATAATCACATTTTGATTTAATTGGCATATCTAACTCATTCCAATCTTTCCAAGCTAAATCACAAATATCTGAACCTTGGCAGTTCATTTCTAATTCGCTCCATGATGTAAACTCTTCTAAAAAGCCTGTTGATTCTTTGGATAGAATTAAATTAATTGACGGTATTTTTGACACGCTACGTGCAATAGATTTTGCACCAAACATTGGAGGTAATCCCTTCAGTAAAAAATTGTCGTTAACCATCTTCATGACTTCCACCGAAACTTCTGAATCAGCCATTTCAACGGGTTTAATTGATGTTTTTACTTCTGACATACTGCTTTACTCCTAAGATGAGAATAGCCTAACTTAATGTAAGTGTCAATGCTTTTTTATATAAAATATTATATAAATAAAAGTTGACGGTTTGATTAAATATTTATAATCTATATAAATGATGGATATGGCAATAGATGCAAAAAAGATAATGGACAAGGCGCTTAAAGGCTCCCGTAAGACTTACTCACTTTCTATAGATGAGGAGCTCATGGAAGCATTTAAAAGCACCTGTGAGAATCAAGGCGCAAAGTATTCTTCTGTAATTGAGGAGCTCATAAAAGAGTTTCTTGATTCGTCTAAAACTAAGAAAAAGTAAACTAAAGTTATTTAGTAATTAGTCCGAAAGGAATATATGAAAACGCTTGTAATGATTTTGATAACTTCCAGTCTGTTAAGTGCTTGTGCAACTACTGCACACAAAATGAATAAAGTCAGCCTTGGCATGTCCAAAGGTGATGCAATTGATGCTCTTGGAGATCCTGTGAGCGTTAGCGCAATAAATGGAGTCGAATATTTAAATTATAGATTTACTGAAACAAGAGATGATGTTGTTTATCACAGAGAAACTCCATACTTTGTTAGAATTATTAACGGTAAAGTTGAATCTTATGGACGATCCGGAGACTTCGACAGCACCAAAACACCTACAGTAAAAGTTGAAACGGTAACAACAAGTAAGTAATTTTATGAGAACAAGACACCTTAGAAATGGCACCTATCTTGTTTGGTTAATGACCGCATTGCTCATTGCTTCTATTTTCAATGATCATGCAATTAGCATTTTTTATGCAGTTGGATTGAATATTATGTGGCAAGCTTTTAGTGCAATTTTATCTGAAAAATAGCCCATCCATGGGCAATCATTCATCCTTGAAAACTAGCTAAGTTTTTCCTTATCAGCTACCGTGATAATAAAGCTCTGCGTTCCAATCTTAAGCGTCACTACATTGTGATATTTGTGTGATGTCTTAAACTTGAAACCGTCTGGACTCATTAACTCTAAAAGATAATCACTAATCAGGGTGCTAACATCAGACTCTTTGTAATTGATCACGCATTTACGTTTGTTCTTCATATCACTCCATTTAGTTTTAAGATTTTTAAAATAGCAGATCCAAGAATTTCAACTACCCAATGTGGAATGCCTTTGGTGTACTCATACTCAATGGCATGCAGGCACTCGTGAATGAAGGCTTCATTTAAATCTGACTTAGATATTCTATTCTTTAAAACAATGATGCGCTTATCAGGGTAGGCTCTACCATTACAGTTTGGATCATCATCAATTAAATCTGAGTAATGAACTGGGTAACTAATGCGAGCTTTGATGCGAACCTTTGGAGGTATTTTCATTTTAGCAATCCCTTCCTGGCTTTCTTATCAAGCAAGTTTTGTTTACCACTTGAAAAAGTCTTACATGATTTACACTGGTAACTTTGAAACATTGCAGCTTTGGTGAATGTGTATTCCTTTTCTTCAAGATCACTACTTCCACAATTTGGGCAACACATATTCACGCCATTATAAACACCGTAATTAATTGAAGAATCCCACTTCTGAAGAGTGTTTAAGTACAGCTCCTCAGTTGAAAGCACATCAGCTATATTGTATTCCATGAGCTCAGCCCATGCAGCCTCATTGCCATTTAAGCACTCACTCCATAGTGAAAACCCTGCAAACTGAGCATGTTTTAATTTCTTGTGCTTTTCGTTAAACTTCTCAGTCATGAAAGCAAGCTTTTTACTAGTAAGTCCTAGCTTTTTAGAAATCCTCATGGTGTCAATTTGTTTAAATGGCTTTGGTGGGCCCAGTCCGTACTCTTCAAACTTTCCATTGAGTTTTGGAATATCAAAACGAATTGAGTTTTGCCCTAAAGCCACATCACACTCATTTAATAATTCCCAGATCCCTCGAACTATGAGCTCATCATCTTTAAAATCTTTTTGCTTTGAAACGTCTTGGTAAAATATCTCTTCTCTACCTATCCATTTAGCCGCCCACGATAGAACACTCCAATCCTCTATGATCATATCAAGTCCTATGTTCTGATCAAACGTGCCCCATACCCACGCTTTAATAGGCTTAGTCTCAATGTCTAATACTAATATCTTTGGATTGCGCTTCTCAATCTTTGGGGCTTGTTCAATCACTCCAGCAGCAGCGAGAGCATTCTGCCAGGTCTTAAAAAGCAATACAGGGTTTACTCTTGGCAATACTTCCTTGAGATCCTTTTTAGTTGGTATTCTTTGAAGGTCATCGTGTAGTTTCTTGATGGCCTGTAAAACATAATGTTGCTGTTCTGAATAACTCAAAGTCACCCCCTACGGCATAAAAATACGTTTTCCACTTTTCGGGCCTGAAATCTGAAAATGAACCCAACCTTTAGTTTTATTTGGATGCTCACACCATAGCCCAATGACTTCTAATAATTTTGTGTTAGCTAGAATGTACTCGCCTATTTTTCCATCTCGATCTTGAACATCGGCGGCAGCACCAGCCAAGTGCTTTGAATGAACGGCGTTAGTTTTTCCGGCTAAAATTAAATCTTGTTGTAATTGTTCAGAGCGTAGCCCACTGGTAATTTTTAACTCAAATCCAATTGCGTCTTGAAATTCATTTAGTCTTTGAAATAAAATATCAAGGTTTTTATCTATGTTGGGATTAGTTTTGTAATTCTTATGGTTAAGCTCTGAAATTTCTTTCATCTAAAATTTACCCCTGTGGTAACACTGGTCTGACTGGTATTTCACAGCTCCATTAAGGAGTGCCGAGCAATTACCACAAGGGATGGTGATAGGAATTTTACGTCTATGCACCAAATTTAAAATCATGGCTTCACCGCATTTAAGACAGAATCAATCCATTCCTCGTTACGGTTATAATCAGAAATATTTTTGCACACATAATTCTCCATTGATGTTGGAGTGTTTTTACCTGTGATCGGATCGTAACATTGACCAATACCTTGCGCGTTTGAAATGCAGATAATTGTAGGCGGCCTAGTTGGTATCACTGGAGCTTCACACTCTCTGCGTTGCCCCATACCCAAAGCACACGAGCTACTTAGTACGATGATCAGAAAGAAGCTTAGCAAGTAAAATGCGTTCCTCATCTGTAGTGGCCTCCAATATTCTTTTTTCTAAAGTTCTACCAAAATCAATATTTCTTGCTTCTTTTGCAGCTTTAGCGCCTGCATAGAGTTTATATCCAAGTCCGATCAGTGCCGTTAATGCTGCTGCGATTGTTGCGATTGATGTAAGCATATTATTTTAAAAAGGGGTGAGTTGCCCCACCCCTAATTATCCCCTATTTTTTCAAAGCTTCCATAATTTGATTGTAACCATCATAAGATTCTTTGATGAGCTCAACACCTTCAGCAATATCAAGATCTTTGATCTCAGCCGGAACTAGATTGATATTTCCAACCATAGCTTCCATTTTTGATTTAAATTCTGGATCAGAAATAATTTTAGATACAAGATCAATTCCATCTTGAAGCTGAATACCATCTTTGGCTTTTACAATGATGAATGCACCGATGTCTGTTAAACCGTCCAACACTTCTTTAGTTTCTTTGATTCCAACTTTTACAACTTCCATTTGTACGTCCTTCTGGCTTAATTTAGCCTGTTTATAATTTAGGTACGTTCTACCGAAAAACATTATTCCGGCAATCGCTCCCCAAAAACCTGTTTGATCTTTTGTAAACTCCTCATTCACTGATGACTCCACCCGCTTGATTTAAGCATTAACCATAAAAGAGATCCTGCGAGTAGAGTTGAGAACACAGTTGAAACCCATTTTCCAATGCTCTCGAAAGTTTGCTTCTTTTGTTCTTCTAGAAACTCTTTCATCGCTAATTTGTATGCTTCCTTTTTTAGATCATCTTCTTTGTTCATAGATATCCTTTTTATGACATTTAAAATTTCACAATATTTATATGATCACCAGATAATGACAGAGAAGCATTACCTCCAAGCGCAGCGCTTGCATCCGGCCTAACATCGATGTAATCAGTAGTTAATAATTTAACCAAGGCTGAACCAGAGCTTGGAGTTGATCCAACTGTGTATGTTAAATTTTTATATTTAGTTCCGTTTTTGTATATAGAATAGAAAATGTTTCCTGCTGTGCAGTAAGCTGTGATTGCCACTAAATACAATCCATTTTCTGGTGGTGTAAACTTCCACGATCCAACTCCGGTGGTTACTGCACCATGAGAATCAAACTCCTTAGAGTCGTAATTTATTTGCACCGTTGCAGATACTGTTGGAGATCCAGACACCCAATAACTAGCAGCTATTGGAGTTTTTGAGTTAACAGGATAAATTGATAATTCAGTAGGTGAAGTTGCCCATGTTCCAGCCGTTGCTTCAGTAATTTTAATTCTGCCAATTAATTTTATTGGAACACCTGTTCTAGCTGTTGTAGAATACATCGATGATCTTGAAGTTCCCCCTGCTATAGCTAGAGTGGTAACAACAGATCCCTGATCAAAGTAGCTTAAGCTAACAGCTAACTCTGTCGTTCCAGCATTATCAATAGCATAAATGTAAATATATTCTTGATCGGCACTTATGGTTCCAATTGTTGTGCTAGCTGGAATAACAATTGAAAGTGAAGCAATTAATTTTCTAATGTTATACGTTCCAACAGTAGAAGAAGAATCTCGAAAACCTATGTTTACATAATCTGTAGCGCTTGGATCTATTCCGGCCTTAGTTTTTAGTGCAATAGTTAAAGCATTTGTCGCAACACTCGCAACTAACCCCAAATTTCTAATTTCATCACTACTTGTTGTAGTGGTAGCATCTAACTTATTACCAGTTATGTTTGCGTCTTTGATATGGTCTGTAGTAACAGCTCGATTTGCATCAACACTTGAGTCTGAAGCGAGTTTTGCAGAGGTGACAGCAAGTGCCGCAAGTTTTACGGTTGTTACCGATCCGTCTTGAAGTGCTTCCGTACTCACTGCATTATTAGTGATCAACCCAATCACATTATCAACTGTCCACTGAGTGACATCGGTTGAATCTTTTAATACAAATTTATAAGATAACGAAACATCAGTCCAAACATTCGCTTCACCATTTGCGTCTAAAATTACTGGATTAGCATTTGGAGTTCCACCACTTGAATCAGTGTAAGTTGCTTGTGGAGTAGAAGTACCAGCCTGGTATGAGTAAAGCTTACCTCCTGCTAATGGAACACCATTTACACTAAAGTATCTTTGTCTAATCATTGGAGCTAAACTAAATGCCATATTATTTTCCCATCCCTTGTAATTGATTTTTAATTATTTGAAGTCGTTTACTGTTTGGTGGAAGGTCTGAAGCTTCAATTAAAAGACGCTTACCTTCTTTTGAATTAACGCTATTTGGATCAATACCTAACTTGTCTGCACCTTTTTGGGCCCAAAGATCCTCGCCTTTTGCTGGTGAACGGTTAACAGTTGACTTAATTTCTTGAGGTTTATCGATCCCGTTATTATTTAGGTGTTGTTCTAATAGTACGGCAATTTGTGGGTTGTTTTTAATTGCATCAGCTAGTGGTTTTGATCCGGCCATCATCTTTGCAATAGTACCTTGAGCATTTGAAGCCATAGAGTCGCCAAATGTTCTAGCAAACTTATTTGCAGCACCAAGAACGGCAGCCAATGGAGCTCCACCTGTTGCCATTCCAGATCCAGCAGCGATGGTATCAGTCAGCCCAAAACTTCTGTTGGCAACATCACCAGCTATCTTTTTCTCTGCTGCCTTTTGTGCTTGTATAAGATTTCCAATTGATCTATTTGTGCTCTTAATTACTCCACCGTCATTACCCACTACAGAAGCAAGAGCATCAGCACCATTTTCAATTCCTTTTCTTAATCCACCCTGTACGTCTAGCGTTCCTTGTTTTCCAATTCCTACTTCTCGAACATAGTCGGAATCTTTCAAGAATTTATTCATGGTAATTTTCAACTTTTGAGCTGCATCAAGTGGAAGTATTTTACCTTGACCTTTTAACCATGTGTCGATCTCATCAAGCGCAGGTTGAATCTTTTCTTCTGGTACTCCTTGAAACTTTTCTCTAAAAGCTGACTTAAGCTTTTCTGCCATTTCAGCAGGTTTAATGTCTGCATTTTCTAAAGTTTTTAATTGCTCAGGAGTAGCAGACTCGATGAATTTTGGATCATTAACTTTATTTACAGTGTCAGAAATAAGGTTATTCAGTGCCTCTTCTTTGGTATCAATTGCGCCGCTAATACGGTCAGAAATACCTTTAGGCGTTGAAAATGTAGGTACAATATTTTCATCACGCAAAGTCTGCCCAACTTGATTAATAGTGCCTTTTTTATTCATTGCAATGATGTCGGCCTTACTTGCTCCGGTAGCGCGAACTGCATTCATGTTTGCGCGCTTATTAAACGCATCGGCACCTTTTTCCAGTAACTTTCCAGCACCATATCCAACTGCACCAGTACCACCACCCACAACAGTTCCAACAGTTGCAGACTTGAGTCTATCAATCGGTTGAAGTGGGCTTATTTCACCTTCTACATCGCCCGGATTCGCAACAGCACCAATCAATGCTCCCGACTTTGCACCGAATTTAACAGCGCCCAACAATCCAGCGCCAGCCTTAAACGGAGTTAGTGCAGACGTTGCTACACCGCCAGAGATACCACCACCGATTGATCCTAATGTTGAAGCAACTGGATGATCTTCCTTTTCCTGTTTTAATCTTGCAATGTTTTCATCACGAGCTTGAACGTAAGTTTTATCATCAGGTAATTTAAACCCTTGTGCTCTTAATTTTTCATCTACTCCAGATGGTCCAACGCCAAGAATACTTCCAGCCTTATCGATTCCTTTTTCTGTCATAGCCTGGAGTTGTGGAATATAACCCATAGCTGCTGCATTACCAAAATGTTCTAGAGCTGCTTGTCCTGCTCCAATTTTTTCTTTAGGTTCATCTGCACTTTGTTGATCATCCCAATTAAACTTACCAGACTTAACTGGATCAGATGGAGTAACTTCTTGCTGATTATCCCAGTTAAATTTAGCCATTACTTAACTACCTTTCCGCCTGATGCGATGGCTTCACCCTTGTCAGACGCATTGACATACATCATTTTTCCTGTTGGTGATTGCATTAGAATTTTACCTGTTGGAGGTGTTGGAAAAGATCCGGCATTAGCATCACTTCCCAGACCAGGACTCATTCCACCATTTTTTGCTATTGCTTTACTAGATCCCTTGTATGGGGAGGTGCTATCATATTTAGATAAATCAATTCCCCATGCGCTATTTGTAGGTGAAGCAGATTTGGATTGAAGATAATCTTCAAGTGCCGCCCTTCTTGTCGCAATGTCTTTTGCATTATCAAGACCCATAGGACTAATATTTTTGAATGTATTATCCATCGCAGCCTGACGAACAGTTCCCTCTAAATCTTTAAATGTTGGCTGCATGGCTTGATGTAGAGCTTCTACTGATCTTGGTGTTTTACCAACGCCTGGCATTCCCATTCCCGATGTAATCGCACCGAGTCCACTTGTATCTTTTACTGCTTGATCAAAGGCATCCATGATAGATGCACTCATATTTCTTGTATTTTGAGCTGAATCTATTTCTTTTAATGCTGCCGCTTGGTGTTCTTTTGGAACATATCTAGGAACTAATTTAGCAGGATCGATAGAGTTATCAATTGACTGACCTAAAGTATTAGGGAAACTCTTAATTGTTTCTCCTCGTAGTTTTGCAGCCTCTGCATCATTTTTATTTGATGCAGAGTTTTTTGCTCTCAAGTCAGCTATTCTAACTTCAGGATCAATTTTAGCGCTGTTTTGAAGTGCAAAAAGTTGGGCCTTAGCAGTATCATGAGAAACACCAAGATCCGTATTTTTCAGCACGTTATAAGATGAAGCGAAATGTTGTGGATCATAAATGGCGTTACCATTTTCATCATGCGGAATACTTCCCATTGGTATTCCTTGTGAAGACAACTCTTTCATTTTCAATGGAAACTCAACTGCCCTTTTATCTTCTGGTAGGCTTGCAAGATAATCCATTGTCGGAAGTGTTGCAGCCTGAATTTTCTTTGCATACTCAAGCTTTTGGTTTTGGCTATCATTCACCAAATCACTTTGCATTTTCTGATTCTGCATTCCCAATTGACTCAATTTCATGGCATTTGCTTGAGAATCCATCATGGATGGCATTTCAAATTTTTGAATGTTGTTATATATACTTGTGTCTATTGCCATAATTATTTACCCCAAAAATCATTTGCAGATTGATTGTAATTCATACCACTGAGTGTATTAGTATTTTGAGCACCTGTTGTTTTACTCATCCAATTAGGCTGATTATTCATTGCTGCGTAATCCATTCCAGCTTTACCAATTCCAGAAAGCGCTCCACTCCATGCATTTGCTCCAGCAATACCAGCCGCCCCTTGAGCATTTGCTGCACCCATCATGTTTGATCCAGCGTTGTTAGCGTAGTTTTGTCCTGATATTGCATTAGAATTATTTGCGCCGATTCCCATGCCAGAGATGTTTGAAAGTCTTCCAAATCGACGGTCACGATCTTGATTGAATCTGTTGTAAGCGTTTCCATATTCATTGGATGCGAAGTTTTGACCGTATTGAGCCAGTGCTTTCATTGTTCCACCGCTTTGTAATCCACCGCGAGCGGCTGCTGATCTCTCAAGAGCTTTTTGTCCCTCTTGCATTCTGAAGTCGTAACCAGGATCTTGTTGAAAATCCGCCGCTGTGAAATCACGCTTGAAATCTTGAGAACCCATATCAGACAAAGCGCCATAACCAGCATTTCTATAGGCTGCATTGTCATCACGAGTCTGGTTGTACATTTTTTCTTGAAGGGCCGTTGCTCTATCTGATGCCGCTGATTGCTTATCTGCTGCATCTCTTGCAGCGCTTGAACTAATTGCAGCCCCTGCCACTCCTGCAACCGCACTCCCACCAATTGCTACTGCTACAAATGACATATTATTTATCCTCCGTGATATTTTTTAATTCAGTAAAATCTAAAACTTCATTGAAACTTTTAGCGATTAACATTTCCTCAATCTTGTCTGTGTCAGTCTCATTTTCTGGGTTGTGGTGAACAGTGATCCACACCGAATCCTCATGAGCAAATCCCACGCGCTTAATTCCTGGTTGTGATTTAATGACAGAGGATGATTTAACCTTTTTCATTCCCTCATCAGTCCACACCGATAATTCACCTTGGGATAAAATATTTAAATGTTCTGTCTTATGAATTTTTCCTGTAAGTGTTGTTCCTTTAGGAATAAATATTTCTCGCATGTAAACACCTGATGAAAAATGATGAGTCGTTTTTATTTCAATCTGATGCTCTTTCATTTCCATCATGACAGCTTCAAGCTTTAAAATACTTTCGCGCATTTGCTCTGGAGTTTTATTTTCTGTCTCAATTATTAGTGGTGTATTATTTTCAATCATGTTTTCACCACCCAATTCACATAAACGTTAATTGGTCTAGTCTCAGAGTCTCCACCACTTGTTATCGTGTGAGTGTGAGCACCCAAAGTATTTGGGCCTGTTGGAGCTGTGATTGTGTTAGTTCCTGCACCTGTTTGAACGGCTGCGATCGTTCCAGTCCAGTGTGACGAGTGCGCTCCTTGGCTATCTGTAACCATTGGAGTTGTGGGCAATGCTGTTGCAGCTACTTGCACAGATCCTACATTGTTTCCAGTTGCTCCACCAGTTGCCATTGCTGTGCGTGTAGCAGAGTTTGGATCACGAGCAGCAGCTCCATCTATTCCACGAAGAAATCTTCCACGGTAGTCAGGTAAATTAAAAGTTGTTGATCCGTCACCAGTACCGTGAGCAGTGCTGATAGCAGTAAAAAGTGCTGAATATGTAGCTCTTGAAACCGCGCTACCATCGCAAAGTAAATAACCAGTAGGTGCAGAAGTTCCAGCGTATGGGCTTATAATTCCTGCAGGAACGTAATGAGTGCGAATGTCAGCAAGTGCAATGTCTATTTCATCATTAGTAGAAGCTATAGTCCCACCCAGACGAAAGAAAACTTTTTGAAACCAATCTGACCAATTCTGATTTAAAAAACCATTTTGGTCTAATAGTGGTGTTCTGTGTTGCACTGGGGGTAATTTACTAGACATTACGCTAACCCCTCTTCCACTTCAATTTCTGCGCCTATCAAAACAGCTTTTACAGGATCAGTTATTTTTATTTCATAAACTCTATCTCGTGATGATCCTAGTCTTCTAAATTTTACACGAGTTTTATATTTTCCGATTTTTCCAGCATCAGCAAATTGTTCATTTGACCATGAATGCCCACCATCATCAGACCATCTCATCATTACTTTTGGATCATTACCTTGACCAGTTCCATCAGTTCCAACACCTGTCTCCATGTCTAATTGAAAACTATTGTGTCTGACTAATTTTAAATTTTGTGAAAAATGCGGAGCTGCTCTCACTCTACAAATAGAAGTTCCGTTGTCGGTTAAAGTATTGGGATCAAGTGCGTAAATTTTTCCTGTTGCATAATCACCCACCACATTTGTCCCAAATGCTAACGAGTGGTTTTCTGCTCTATGACGCTCGAGTGACCATGAGTTAAGGTAAGCACGTTCATGCCAAAACTCTGTAGCTCCATCATAAACCCATGTTGAATTAGTGCCTGGAAGGTTAAGGCAATAAAAGATATGTCCACCTTGTTGATAAGTGTACGCGGTGGCCGCTGCAATTTGAGTTGATGTTAAAGCGCGGATTACACTCTCAATTGCTGGTGTACTGATTCTTTGATTCTGAAATCCTTGCATCTTGTAAATAATTCCTGAACCAGTAGAATCACCGCCGATAAAAAATATTACACCAGATGCTTTGGCGATTGAAAAAGGAGCTATGCACCCAACATCAATTACAGCACCTTGAATCCGTGCAAATGGTGCATTGGCATCACCACTGTTATAAAAAACCTCTGTGCTTTTAGCTCCAAATAAAAATAATTGCTGATTATTAACAACATGTCCGACTATATAATCAGGGCTACCTTCCGCCGTTCCAATATCTAATGCGCTAAAATTAATTGAATAAAGATCAGAAAAGAAAAATTGCTGTGAGCTTGGTTTATTAAAAATTAGATAACCATCTAAGTATGAAGATTGTGTTGCACCTAGAAAATTAGGGCTAGTTATTTGCGCGAAAGTATTTGTTGCGATAGTCCATGAATAACCGTAAGTTCCATCCACCACCACGACATGCAATCCATTATCTGAAATTGAAACTGCGCCAGTGTCAGTCAATAGAGTCCCTAATTCAGTTGCTACCCAGCTTGATGATATTTTATAAAGCTTGGTTCCACCCACTACATAAAATTCACCGTTTGATGCTGTCCACATTCCACGAATAGGGCTACCTGCAAGAGTGAGTAATAATCTTAAGCCTGGAGTCGGTACGAGCGCTGCAACTTCGCGTTCCTTACCAGTGCCAAGCGCATTGATTTCAGGAAACCAGTTTACGCAACGCTGACAATCGACATTCACCGATTGAAGAGTGTAGCTAGGTCCGATGAATCCTGGAAACCTCATCGACTTGAACCTCCAGTTATAATATTAAATCCACCTTTCGAAATTAAAGCTCTATCAACAGTTAGATAGCTAGGCTTGGTGTTCATTCGCTTAATGGATGATTTTGATTCTTCAGCAGTCTTTGCAACTTCTGGCGATACGCTTTTTCCGTACTCTGGCGCTAATTCGATTGCTCCATTATAAACAAGCGCTCTCTCGTAACCTGGAGGGAATGCAATTGCAGTATCTAAAGTCAATATTGTTGAAAGCGGTTTCCAACTAAAAAGAACAACCTTGTATGCAGCCGATGGCATTGGGTAAAGGTTAACTGTCTCGTTAGGGTAAGTTCCTTCAATGTAGATGTCAGTTGGTATGGTGGAGCTAGATGCTTTTTGATTGATCGAAGCCCATTCTGATAATGATAAAATATTGAGTTTATACTCAATTGCTGGAGATGATGTCTCGACTCTAATTAATGCTTGATCGATCCTCATTGGACGAGTGGTAACAAAAACACCTGTTGCACCAATGGTATAACTTTGTGTGTTAGGAGTTAACACAAACTCTTCTCTAACTCGCGAGTAAATTAAAAGTGATTCATTAGACCATGAGTCTAGCATTCTGTTTATGGAAGCTAGACCATCGGTAGCCTCATTCGCTGCAATACTTTCACCTGGAGCAATAGCACCAATCAAGCGAAGAGAAGCTGATATTAAATCCCGTCCTGTCATGATCACTCCTGTAAAAGTTTTTAGTTAAAGGATGGAGCCGAGAAGCATCACGCCTCCCGACTCCATTAATTAGTTTAAATTATCCGAGAATCTTACAAGCCCACTCAGGACGAAGTGCAGCCCAACCGTAGATCACGTCTGCACGAGTTTTGAATTTATCTGTGCTGATATCGTACTGGCGAACAATACGAATGCTGATACCTGTATCTGGATCAGTTTCAACAGCAGAAAAGTCTACACCTTGTGGCATTTCAAGGGTTGCGTAAGCAAGACCGAAAGCCTGTTCATGCATGGCGATGTTGTGAGCAGTAATTGCAGAAGTACCTACAGAAGATCCACCTAGAGTGAATGACAAAGCAGCACCAGTTAAAGGCACAGCAGTCACGTTTTGAAGTGATCCAGTAGAATAGATAGTCGGGCTGATAGAGATAGTCGCATTACCTGCACCATCAGAAGCACAGTCAGCGGTAACAACGAATTGTTGTAACTGACCAGTGTCTTGCTTAGTGATAGGGTTGACTTTATTTACAGCAGCGATAGTGAACACGTCACCAGCTTTTAAACGGTTTGCAACAGCAGCAGTCCAACCATTGGTAACAAGAGTAGATGCACCACTTGCAGTAGTTCCGTTCATTAGTGGAGTACCACCACGTTGACCGGAAGTTGAACTGTATACGTTTTGTGAGCGATACCAGTCAGCACCGATTGCTTGACCCATAATTCCGCGCTTGTATTGACTTCCGATTGCATCACCAGATTGAAATAATCCTTTCAATGCATCAACAATCACGCTTGAAGCAGCAGGATTGATTAACATTGAATAGTTGTCATCTTGTGGGCCTGCACTCTCAGCAATCTTTTGCATACCTTGTAGGTAAGTTAAAAGAGCGCTTGGAGTAGTCGCAGCAGTACCAACAGCATTGTACACGTTAGTTGCAGCCATAGCGTAACCATCAAGGTCAACTTTGTTAACTAGAGCGAGTGCAGCAGGTGCTGAGTAACGCTTAGAGAACTCGTCAATAGAGAGAGTTAAATCACTAGAAATAAACTCAAAGTCAACGTGCTGTTGAGAGTTGATTGTCAAAGTAACTGAATCTTCAGTCACATCTTGTGCAGAATACGCTGTACCACTGGTAGCAGTAAAACGGTTTGGTTTACGGATCTTCTCACTTGTACCGATCTTCGCTCCCTTTTTTGCGAAGTCTTTAGAGTAAGATTTATCTACGTTACGTGAAAATCCCATGTTGTTTTTGAATTGCATCAGCATTTCTTTTGCAATCACACTTGGAGTTAAAATACTATTAGCCATTATTGTCTACTTTCTTTAAAAGCGCTTTATTTTCGTCTTTTAATTTGTTCACGTCTAATCCGCTCGTACTCACTGAATGGGATATCTGGATCAGTAATCGATTTACGAATTGCTCCAGAAGATCCTTTTCCAATTGTTTCGATTGGTTTAGGCGCATTTGTTATTTTTTTTGTTTCGATTGGTTTACTGTCAGAGGTTTTTAAACTGAGTTTTGATTCTATTTTTCCAACTTCACGAGCAGCAGCGATGGGTGAAAGCTTGCAAATTCTTGCAAACTCTTCACGGTTTTTCGCCAACTCATAAGTTAACTCAGCGCTATTTTCAGACGACAAGATAATTTCTTTGATGGTAGATGAAACAGGGATATCATCCACTGATTCAATTACATCGTAATAATCATCATTTTTTTCTGCGAAGGATTTTGCCCGTTCGTTGTAAGCGGTGATCAGCTTTTGTTGTTCGCTTTGCAAGTTTGATTTCTCAATAGCTTGCTCACGTTCTTTAAACTTCTGTTCAGTTTTCCAATCCGTTAGAGCTTCTACATACTCAGCATGAGTATCAAAGCTATCTGGAATTGGTTTACCTTCAGAAGCAACAACTTTAGATTCGACAACTTTTTTCTCTGCACTTACATCTTTCAATGCTTGTGCTTTCCAATATTCGACTTCCTTGTCTTTATCAGAAATACGAGAATTTAATTTATCAATTCTACGCTGAAAACCGCCTTTTTTACGTGGTTTATCCTTATCAGAATCATTGGAATCATCAGTTTCATTTTCAGATTCTGATTCATCTTTTGACTCGTCTGTTTCCTCTTTTTCTTCAGTTACCGATTCTAAAGTTTCTTTTTGCACAGAAGACTTAACTTCCGGCGCGGTTTTAGTAATTTCTTCACCACGTCTAATCTTTTGATAATCAGTAAACGAAAGATTCGGATTACTGAGATCATTGATTGGAGTAGGTGTATCGATTGCTTCGTTATTGTTGCTCATTAGAATTTCCTTCTAAGGGTTGACCTGGTGGAAACCCGCCAGTAGGTTCTTGTTGTCCAGATCCTTGATCAGCACTAGGAGCGCCATTAGGATTAGGATTAAATTGTTGATTTTCTTGTGACTCAGATTGTGATTCATCGGACTCGTATTGAATCGGCTGATTAATATCTAAATATTTAAGTCTTTGATTGATTTGATCGATCTCCAAACTAAGTAGAGCGTGTGAATCTTTTGCATCAAGTTCTGCGCGTTTTATTTCAAGCTGAACTTCTAGTTTTTTAAATTCAATTCTCTCTCTTGATTCGAGTTCAATTAATTTTTGATCGCGTTCATCATGTAATTTATGGAGCTGTTCAGTTAACTGCTCGATCATGTGACCTTGTTGCTGCATTTGTTGCTGCATCTGTGGAGGTATTGGAGGAGCTTTAGATTTATCGTCATCAGCTAGCCCTGGTGGAAGTGTCTTTTTAAGACGGTCTGCAATGTCCTGAGCACCAGGCCAATCCATATTTCTAACAACAAGATCACCTGCTGATTGCATGATCGCTGGATTAGATCGAGACATATCAATCATTGAAGCCGCCGCTTCTTGACGTTTACTCGCAAAGCTTGGCCCTACATCTACAATTGCATCGTATCTCCCGGCATCCATCGCATAGATAGTTGGCTTTCCATTGTCATCGAAAGTTTCATTCAATTTAACAATTTTAGGCACTCCATCTTCGCCAATGATTCGAGCTGCGCGTGCTGTATCGTAAATCTTTGGGATGAGATCAATGATCACTCGCCCAGCATGTCTAAGTGAGCGAGTGAGGTTGTCTACAAAGTGAAAGTTTGAGGTTTGTGCTTGATTGTTACGGCGTTGAATAGCTACGCCGCTTGTCTCATTTGATTGTTTACCTAATGATGCATCGTAAATACCTGTTGTGGCTTTGATGTCATCAGAAGCTCCCATTGAAGCTTGCGTGATTGCTCCGATTGAAGTCTCAATAGAATTTCTTTGTGGCGGTGGAACCTGAGTTCCGTTGAGTGCCATTGGCTTGTATGGAAGGTAAGCATGATTCTTGCGATTAGCAGAGTTCCAAAAATGTTCATACCCTTCCACTTGACCTTCAGCCAAAATGAATGGAGTTCTTGGAGCAAGTGCAATTGCTTCAGTCTCTGCACTCTTCCAATAGTTGTACATTCGAGCAGGATCTTTAGCGGATCGAACAATTCCTTGCAGTGTGCGCTTTCCATTAATATTTAATTCTTGGCCGTAAACTGGAATGATAGGAATGTAACTTCCAGGCCAATCCGTTTTTTCTAAAATTTCAATTCCGTTTAATTTGCACCATTTAACAACTGGTACTTGTGCGGTACGTTCTTTAACTACTGAAACTTGTGCATTAGGATCTTGATTTAAATGTGCTAGCGCATCTTCAAGTTTATCCTTGAAAACTACGTCACCATTACTCAGTAAACAGATTTCTTTATCTTCAAACTCTTTGTAAAAGTATTCAGTAACTCGACAGCAATCATCATTTATCCAACCAGGAGACTGACTCCCAATTGACTCCCATCCATCAGATGATGCGGCCTCTGATTTTGGATAAGTTCTTTTGTATTCATCTTTTGAAATATCTTCAGAGATGAAACCCCAGTTAGCGTCTGATCCATCAGGTTCTTGTGAGTGTGGATCAAGTCGAGCTGAAAATTGGTTATTTACGCGCTTAATTTTAATTGATTGATTGAAACTTGTTGGGCTTTCGTACTCGGTAACAATACGAATAAAACCAAAACCACCGCGAACTGCAGCTTCAAAACCAGTGTCATAAGCTGCATCAGCATTGGAGTCGTATTCGATGTGACGAATAAGCCCCTGCATGATTTTTGCTGTTTCAATATCACCCTTATCATCTACAGGGTGAACCTTGATTGACGGACGATTTTGACGTTGATCATTGCAAACTTGTTTAACTGACTGCTCGACCTTGTTGATGGTTAGACATGGACGCTGATCTTGCTCGCGCTCAGACTTAATGCTTGAAGGCCATTGATTACCAGCACTGAACTCAATATCTTCTAATGCGCTTATTCTGATTTCAGATTCTGCTTTTTCAGATATTGCAAAACGAGCGTGAGCTTCATCAAGAATTTTCTTGTCAGCTTCGTCTAAAGTTTTCTTCTCATCATCGCTATCGATTGAAGAATCTTCTTTATTTGAATTGTCGGGATTGTTGGTCACTTTTTAAGTGTGAACACCTAAAAACATTAGAGTAGTTAATGAGTATTTAATGTTTTTTATTAATTATCAACCCATCCACCCATTCCCACCACCGCCATAATTGTAATTATTAATTGTTTTTATTGGAGTGCTTTTTGGAAACTCAGCACCAAGTTGTAGGTCTAATATTCTTGCCCTGCAATCTAAGGAATCATCGTGAACACACACAGGGAAAGCTAGATACTCATCAGCAATAAAGTTCTGAACATAATCACGTGTCACGCCTTCAGAGTCTACAAACATCAATCGTTTAGGCATGTAAAACCTGAGCTGTTCAAATACTGGAATAAGCTTTTTAATCCTATCCTCTTTAGGAATTGAACCACCAAGTTCAGTAATATTGAAACGATAATTCTTTTGCTCCATGATGTACTGAACGTGCTCTATGTCGGCTTGTATTCCGTACTTCTCATATCCAACGGCTTTAGGGTTATGGATCTTATGGAGTTCAAAGAGTTTATTTGCTCGCTGGGTAAGATTTAATCTGTCTCTGATAGCATCAATTAAATAATAATTATTATCAGGAGCAAGTGCGATCACTTCCATCACGGTATAATCTGAAGTTGATTTCTTTGAGCTAGCTGGATCGACAATGATGTATTTATTCCACTTTGAAGTATCGCCTAGTGTTTCGTAATGCTTAAGCCATTCTTCTTTAAAGCTCATGGCTTTATCAGCCACAGGATTTTGTAACATCTGACAACTAAAAGTGTATGGGCCAAAATCCCTACGTTTTTCTGCCAATGATTCTGGAGTTAAGAAAACTGGTTCACCATCCATTTGACCGTTGTTCGTTGCTGCATAGATTCTTGGCTTAACAGAACCACGATCCATCATCACGCGGTACGTGTCGTGGATATGGTAGCGAGTTCCAATGTATCGTTTAGATCCACCATGAGCACCTAAGTTTAAAGACAACTCCCATGCTCCTGTGACTTTTTTAATCTGATCAGTGGTGGTAACTGATTCACGAGTGACCACATCGTCATAAACTAGAATTGCAAAGTGCTTTGAAGTGGGTTGACCATCAACTACGCCCCACGCTTCAACTGTTGCCTCTTTAGGGTTAGTTTTACGCTTAGCAATGATGCCCGAATCAAGTGACCATTTAGGCGCTTCTGATTCAGGCTTTTGGTATAAAACATCTGGGAATAATTTCTTTAGGTATTCATTGGTTTCTAGTTCTCGTTTGATCTGATCAAGAAAACCTTTAGCAATGGGCCTGGTATGACTGAAAATACCTATCGTCACTTCTGGATCAATTAAAATGTCTTGAATGGTTTTGGCGTAAGTAATTACCGTACTTTTATAGTGCTCTCTCGCCCATAAGTCTAAATGTCCATTAGGTGAAGCTTGCACCTCACGGCATCGATCATAAAGCCATTCCTTATCAACGTCTTTTCGTTTGAATGCAATGGTTAACAAAAAGAATAAATCAGTCTTACAAAGTCTACGTTGAGCATGAATGTTGTTAGATGCGATCACTCCACGATAAACCTCATTAGATTCATCCCTTGTCATCTTTGAACAATCAATTGATTCAGCTAGCTTGCGGCTTTCCTTTTCTTCAAGGAGTGCTAGGAGCTCTAGTTTTTCGTTTCGATTCATGGCTTCTTTACTTTTTTAAACTTTTCTGCCTTGAGTTTCTTCTCTTCTTCCATTTTAAGCCTAATTAATATCTCATCCACGGCTTGCGACTTTAAAATGCAAGCTTGCTCATTTGCTGGAATATTCTTTTCTTCGGGTAAGATTCGCTCGATCATTCCTTACCCACTGACCTTAAAATCATTGCATTAATCTTCGCGTCTAGTTGATCATCTGGAATATCTGACACATCCCTAGTCTCGATTGGTTTACCGTCTGGGCCTGAGTGCTCAAACTTGTCTGGAGACATTCCTAGGTGTTTGGCTAATGAATCAAGGGCACCCTTCTTCTGTGCAAATTCAACGTCCTTGGTGAATCCGTAAATATCAGCATGTTCACCCTGGCCATCTTTATGTTCAAATATTTTGATTTTAGATACTGACCTACGTACATTTTCAGGCATTTCTCTAATTGGTAAAAGTTGTCCGATCTCATCATAGGCATCTGCTGGATCAACAAAAGCAATGCGAGACATTTCTAAAAGTACACGCTCACGAGTAACGCCAATCTCTCTCAATGAGTGTTCTGTTAATTCTGCGATGCGTTCTTTCACTGAAGTTTTCTGAAGTAGCTGATAACCGAGCACATCGTGATTTAAGCCCCTGTACCCCGCCTCTTTAGCCGCTCTCTTAGCATTCCAGTGCTTAGTGTAGTGCTGACAGAAAGCCTCTCTAATCGGCGTTAGCTTGCGTTTCTTTTGTTTTACTTTGATCGGTAGTGATTCACCATCTGCCATGATTCTAAGTTACAGAGCAATTAACCTTAAGAAAGTTAATGTTAAATATTAACTATATTTTTTATAATTATTAAGTAATGTAAGTTTATGGAAGTAAAATCATTGGATGAGATTTTTTGTGATTATAACGTAACAAAGAGAACCAAGGTTAAGAAAATGGCCGTTACTGTTTGGGTTCCTGTTGAATCAAAAGAGAGGTACGACAAGTTGCAAGAATTAAGCGAGAGAGATTACAGCAAGAAGCTATCAGAGTTATTTGTGGTAGCTGTAAATAATGACTTTCAAAAGGTATCTTAGCCCATCACTCACCCCAACTCCTTAATCTTATCTAGTGCTTCTATTGATCTCCTACCGCCAATAATAATATCAAAATCATCACTTGCCTTTGCTTTAACGTCATCGTCTAAAATATTTGTGCAATCTCTATGATACCCAATCCAATGATCTTGGTTTGAATAGTATTGTAGAGCATTAGTAGCAATCTCAAGCTTCGCGGTGAGTTGATCAATAACTTCTTTATGTTCCATGCAATTACAATTCATACCCCACCCTCGCTTTGGTTTTTCATTATTTGTAATTTTTTAAGTTTTCGTTTAGTCGAAAGCAAATCTCTACGATGCAATTTTAATTCTTTTTTAAAAGCATTTTTTCGCTCAGTAATATAGTTTTCTTGCCATTCAACTGATTCAATAAGCTTCTTTATTTCAGTTTTACTCATCTTTCCATCCCTTCATTATCCCCTCAACAGTGGTGAGTGACTCTTTTGCTTCAATATATTCACACACTAATGGACTATGCACATTTTCATCTACCATTGAATCAAACCAAGAAATAAAGTCCTGCATTCCTTTTTTCTGCACCTCAACACATCTCTCAAGGTCGGCTATGTAGTCGAGGAGTTTTTCTTGTTGCTCACACAATCTTATTGCTACGCTGACATTGGTATATGCAGGTGCTCCAATATTGTTTCCATCTTCTTGTGTTTGAAGAATTGAATCGTATATTAAATCTAATTTATCTCGGATACTTTTAAGGTTTAAATTATTCATTTATCAATCCATTTCTTCATAGTTTCAATCTGGAATTTTTCTTCTAGTGGTTTAGAAGCAGCAGCATCAGCAGCAAAAGTAGCAGCATCAGCAGCAGCATCAGCATCAGCAGCAGCAGCAGCATCAGCAGCAGCAGCAGCAGCATCAGCAGCATCAGCAGCAGCATCAGCAGCAAAAGCAGCAGAAAAAGCAGCAGAAGCAGCAGCAGCAGCAGAAAAAGCAGCATCAGCAGCAAAAGCAGCAGCATAAGCAGCACCCCTTTTTTCTTGGTTTGTCATAGTGGTGCTTCTTGCTGCTTCAATCGCAAGTCTAGGTGCTTTATTATTTGGGTACTTTGATTCGTAGATATATAAAACATTTTCTGCAAAATCAGCAACTACTAATGCAATTTTATCTTTAGGAATTGATCTAAAATATACCCACAACTTATCTTTGTGTGTGATTTTATCCAAATCTAAAAACTCAGACAAACTGCCTGTAAATGAACTATAATGTTCAATATAGTTATTGAACCTATCTTTACATGGTTCTAATTCTTTTATGTATTCTAAGTTAATCATTCATCAAATCCCAGTTCTTTTAAAACTTCATACTTATTAGCAACCACACATTCAGTTAAAGCTTTTTTAACATCATCCCTCGACAAAATTCTTTCGCCGTCTTTTAGCTCAACTAGCTTTGTTGTTTGGCACATTGTTTCATGGTGCGAACAATCTAAATTTGACCAAGTTTCTTTTTTAGATATTTCATCTCGGTTAATCCACAACTCAATGCGCTTTGGTTCTTCCTTCGGGGGTTCTTCTAGCTCAATGGTTCGGGTTCCTAGAAACTCGTGATGAAATAATTCTTTATCATCAAATGGTTTAATTCTCTCATGTAAGAAGTTTGTTTCTTTAGTTTTATAACAATACAATTTTATTTTTTTCATAAACCTCCACGAACAAAATCAAACCACGATTGAGTAGCCATGATTTCATGGTTCTTGAGTAACTTCTGATTGTGACTAATTAAACATGGGTACTTTTGAGCCACATGTAAGTATCTCACTATTTTTTCAATTTCATTATCAGAACACTTTGAGAACCTACTCGCCCAGTAAACCTCTTTTGATGCTACGAGTGGAACACCAGCCGTAACAACATCGGCGGCCACTACGCAAAAAGTTTCGGTTAACGATACTTGCATTCCAATGTCGATTTTCATTTCTAGCTGACGAATAAATTCTTCTGGTTCATGCCAAGCGTGTTGAATTAACTGTGTGTGCTTAGTTCGCGCAAATAACTCCAGCATGTTTTTAAGTACTGGTGATCCCATTGTCTCAACACGGCTTGCATTGATATGAAACCGTAGCGTCTTACCGATTTCTTTAGAGTATTGAATTGCCGCCATTGCTTGAAGCAATTGATTTTTAAGCGGACGAATTGCACCAAAACAACCAATGTCAACATGCGTGCCGTGCTTATTGTATGGCTTAGGTTCTTTAGGATTAGTGATGTAAACATTTGGTAGATAAATTAATCCATCGTGGCGTAACACCGATTTAAATGCTTTATAAGATGGCAATGAATTAGCAATCAATCCAATTCCTTTTTCTCCATACTCATCTAGCCATTCCATTGCAATTCCTTCGAGTGCTAAGAAAGGAATATGTGAATGTAAATGCACAAACCATTTAACTTTAGGATGAAGCGGCTTTAATTCATTAAACTTTGAAGGCACAACCCATAACGCTTCAATGACTACAATGTTAGCTTTGAATGCTGTAACTTCTCTATCAATATCGTTATTATCATTCACCTCAACTATTTTGGCGTGAACACCTCTAGCCGCTAACGACTCCACGATAAACCGAGTAGAATTATACAGTCCACTTGAACGTCTGGTATTAGTGGTAAAGCCGTAACATTCATTCTTCTTACAAATAAATAATATTCTTGTACTCATTTTTTCCCTTTTTCCACTAATTCACAATAATTATTAATTGTGTCGTTAAACTCTTGATCACTTAAAAGTAATTTCACAAACACCTTAATCACTTCCCTCGCATTCCCAGCATTCAATTGCTTCTTACCTTTTTCTTTTTCACACAATTTCTTAACCAATATATTCAGACATTTTGTTTTACTCATATTTCCTTCTTTCATTTTTTTATTTAATCCCCACTCAAAGTTGAAACCTAAACAGATATAAAATTTATTTAGCAATGAGTGAGGAGTTTCATCGGTCACTGGAGAGTTTACCGATAAAGTTAAGTTATTTTTCCTTGTTTTTTATCTCTGTATTTAATTTTTCTTAATCTGTTACATATCCTGCAATAATTTCTTCCTGATGGATCTGTATATAGATTTTCTTTAATAATCAGATCGTGACCATTAAAACAAATAATAGGTCTTTTTGCTTTTGATGCACTCATCGGAATTCCATTACTTGAGTATTTTTCAGGTCTAGTCCTACCCTTCTTTTGACTATCTCTAATATTTTCAAGATTAGTTCCTAAAGACAGATGTGATGGGTTTACACATGGTCTGTTGTCACATGAGTGGAGTATGTGCATTCCCTTTGGGATTTCACCTTTATGGATTGTGTAAGAATATCTGTGCGCCAACCAATGTTTTTTATCGGCCCACATGTCACCATATCCATTAGTTTTACCTTTAGTCCATATCCAGCATGAATCAGTTTTTATAACCATAGATAAGAAAATATTAATTGCACTCATTGGTTAATCCCATCAAACGCCGCATTTATTCGGTATGGGAAGCTGTACGGTCTGCGGGAAGTGTTTTGGAAGTCGTGATCAAATCCCATTAAGTGGCTAATTTCATGAGTTACATTGCTAGCTTCATCTAATATCGAAAAATTATTATGAAACTTACGATTACAGTAAATAATATTACTACCGTCGTTT